TTACGGCTACCAACCGCATACTTGTACCTTATTTTGTAATAACTTTTATCAAGCATTGAATCACCAGATGGTTTGTTTTTTATTGGTGTATCACTTTTTACAGATTCTGCAAGTTGTATCATATCGCTTGCCCAATCTTCTTCGCTTTGGTTTTCATCATCTACATCCCTAACATCAACCAATTCCCATTCATTAGAATCAATTACTTCGCCCTCAAGCACGTTTAACGCATCTTGTAATAGTTTATCACTATCTTCATCTTTTAATGGTTTAGAAGCCATTATCTCAAGTTCCGTATCTTCGCTTTTAACGCCTGTTTCTTCTTCTTTTTGTTCTTCGTTATCAAAAGAATCTAAATCCATAAATTCAAGCGGCTCAAGTGTTTTAAAATATAGATTTAAACTAATATCATTATATGAAAAGATCTCATCTAACGAATCAATTATCAAATCCTGATACGGTTGGATAACAACGTTATTAAATAATAAATTTGCGTTTTTAATCTCATCCGCATTGCTACCAAGAGAACTATTTCCATCACGTAAGCCAATTAGTAATGGCGATGTCACGCGGTGCATTACTTGTATCTTACGTTGGCACTCTGTAGATAGATATTCATAGTGTGCAGGAGCATCATTTAAAGGTACATCTTCAACAGTTGTTTTGCTTTCTGCGTTGTTGTTAAACGCGACAATTACTTTTTCTCCGTAGCTGCCCGTTAACTTGCCTAAAACATCGTTTTTAATTGCTAATTGCTTCTCACGATCTGGTACACCATTGTTAAAATTTATGACCTTTGTGCCACTAAAAGATGATTGTGCATCATTAATTAAATAATCTGCAATTTCCTTTTCTAACGTAGGATAGCTTGTACCCCAATCCGCAGGCGAATAATAGTAGAAACCTGTTACGTATCTTTTAATTATATAAATTTCGTTTTGCGCTCCACTGCCAAAAACAGGAAACTTTTTTAATTTTGTGTTTCTTGTAACCGCACTCCAATCAGGCGCATAGAAATAATGCTTAACGTTACCCTTACCATCCATTTTTTCTGCTCGTAATGTTTCACGTGGAAAATGTGTTATGCTTGCTATCTTATCCTTATTATAAGTAATTTGAAAAGATGCTTCGCCTAATAGTTTTAAATCTTGACAAACTCTGCGTAAATCTTTAGGTTTTAATAAAGATCTCATTTGTGCATATTGCTCTGGCTTTCTGCTTGAATCCGTTGCATCAATCCCTTTCCCATAAATACAATTAACAACACCATTAATAACAGCATTGTTTGTTGTGCTATCCATATAAGCATCAATCAAGCATTGATAATAATCATTATTATCGCCAATACCAACCCAATCCTTGTTTCTTTCTTCAACTACCGTTGGGCGTTCGTATTGCCCTAATTGTATTAAGTGTAAATTATCCATTATAATATATAAATTGATTATCTCCTGTGCTTTGTTCTATGTATACACCATTACTAATTTCATAATCTGATAACGTTTGATCGCTGCAATACATTTTATCTTTAAATATAATTGTGTTATCCGTTGTGTTGGTTATTGTAATAGTATAATAATTGTTTTCTACCAAAGCCTGTGTTGTTGTATAAGTGTAAAAATAATCTAATTCTACAAATGTAGCTGTACTATCTGTTAAAATAATTTTATTCTGTGCTTCAGATTTGATAATTAGTTGATATGTTTTTGCACCGCTTATTATTTCGCGTGGAATGAAATTTATTACCCTTGTTCCTGTCGTTGTAAGTATCTGCATATTGTATCAAAATAATAAAAAAAAAGGGGAGGCTAACTACTTCCTCCCCACCAATCAAACTATATATTATGAATCACACAATTATGAATTATGTTAGCTATTAGTTCCTACAGTTACAGTAACTGTTGCTGAACTCATTCCTGCATAAGGATCAGCAGATGTACCACCACTAACAAAGTTGGCAGGATCAGTTTCCATACCACTTAATGTTAATGTGTATCCGCTTAAATCACCCATTGCAGTACCAGATGCAGCAGCAATAGTAGTAATCTCCATTCCGTGTTCTAAACCGCACTGAAAGAAATTACCGTTTCTATCCTCTACGATTACGTGAGGTCTTCCGTAAGCCATCAACTTCAATTCCTTATGAAATTCTTTTTCCATTTTAGGAAAAGTTAAAGTTAATGTTTGCTCTGCAAATGTAGTACCATTCTCTCTTGATGAGGTAATGGTTTGATCTAAAGAGTTTGTACCCTTTAGCTCGTATTGAAAGGCAGTAAAAGTTCCTGAAAGATCAGTAATTTCGTCATTTGTTTCTGTAACTGTTCCTAATGAACCATAGTTTACAAACCAACATCTAACTAAACCACCAACAACATCTTTACAAGGTACTTTACGCCCAATTGTTAAATCACAAGCCATTGTTAAAAGTTTTAAAAAGGAGGGTAATTACAACCCTCCATTATTAATTAATTTCTTATGCGTGGTAAAGAACGATATCTGAACCAATACCATACTGAACACCAGAAGTATATCTCATTATACATCTTACATTTTGCGATCCATCAAGATCACTCATATCTAACAATTTCACTTCGTTATGATCAGAAAGTAATCCTGTTCCAAAGAAAAGGTTAGATTTTTCAGCAGCCATTGCAGTATCATCTGCCATACCTTGCGCAACGAATAATTTTACACCATCAAATGATAAACCACCGTTATTCCACCATTGTGTACCTTGATTGTTAACACCATTTGCGCCTAATCCGTTAGAACCAAACCCGCCTAATGCTCTCACATAAGCTCTTGCAATGTTAGAAGATACATATAGATATAAATCTTCTTTACCATAAATTGCAGAAGGGATTACATCAACAATAGATCCTAATTTATCAATTACGTTTGCAGCAGTTACCGCAGCGTGAGATGCAACATCAATTACATCAGCATCAGCCAAAGCCAATGTAACTAATCCATCGTGCTCGCCTGCTGTAGCATTAACACCTTCCCAGATGTTTTGTTCAGTTTTTTCAGCAACTAATCCTGCAACGTGTCCGATAATAAAATCAGAAAATTTAGGAGGCATTTTATCATATGCGCTATATCCCATTTGTGCAGCTTCCCAATCTGATTGGAAATCTGATTTACAGAATTGTAAGTTAACTTGAAATTCTTCAGGTTGTAATATTCTTTCAGTTAATGTAACAGCACCTGTTGCAGTAAAATCGCAAGAAGCGTCTTTAATTACGTTAGCATCAGTTGCAACCTTTTTGATTACAGATTTGTACTTTACATTTGGTTTTACTTCTATTCCACCATTTTCAATAGTAGAACCAGAAAGTAATGCAGCAGCAATATACTTGCCCGCAAATTCCCCTGCATATGTGCTTGTTATACTTGTAGTAGTAGCCATTTTTGTTTTTTTTAATTATTAAATATTTTGTTATATACTCTATCTTTAGTAGTTTCAGTTCTATTACTTGCAATAGTAAAAAGAACGTTTTTTGAATCCTCTTCAGGATTATGTTTAATTGGTTCAACCAATTCATCTTTTACAGATGATAATTCAGTAACAACTTCTTCTTCTGTTTCTTCTTTAGTTTCTTCAGATAGTTCAGTTTCACTTTTTAACTCTGTAATTAATGCTTTAAGTTCTTCAATGGTAGAATTAAATTGTTCTACGCTTACAAATTGAACTTCTTCTTTTGCTTCCACTTCTTCAGTTTCCGCTTCTTCTTCAGCTTCAGCCTCTGCTTCCGCTTCCTTAATACTATCGATTAAACCTTCTTCTTTAACAACAAGAACTTTACCTTCGTATTCGTATTCACCAACAGGCAATGCAATTTCTTCTTCTTCTGTTTTAATGAAGATTGCTTTTCCTGCTTCAAACGATTCTGCAACAAGTACAGTACCATTCTCAAGTACGATTTCAGCTAATTCTGTTTTGGTTTCAGAAAGTTCAACACCAACAATATTTTTGATTTTGTTTAGTATTTCGTTTGCTTTCATAATTTTATTATTATATATACTTAATGTAAAAAAAAACGTTAAGTGTTATGCGGTTTTACAAAAAAAATTTTATATTTTACCAATTCCCTGTGCCTGTAGGCTTCCATCACAACATTTACTACTGTATTTTTTTCCATCTGGACATAAACAACCCCTATTACTATTTTTAGGAGATGTGTTACTTGGTGTTTTCCATTTACTTTTCATAATTATTATTTTAATTTATTTTGTGTTTCTCGCAAGGCATATACCATTCTTTGCCTTCAAATTCGTGCGTATGAAAACCTTTGCAGCCAATGTTCTCTGCCATTTCCTCCGCTTTTTCCTGTGTGCTGTAAGCCAACCTATCATCTATAATTGCAAAATCATTATCAATTACCATTGATGCTAAATTGATTTCACCTAATTCTTTTAATTTACTTTCTGACCATCTTAATCCTGCTTTGCCTCCCCATAGTAAATAACTAATTGTGCCGCAGGCTTCGTTATTACCTTCATCATAGTATTCCTCTGCTCTGCTTAAATAACTGTACATCCTTTTAATTGTTTGTAAACTGATGTTTTCTTTATTAGCTAATTGTTGCGCACGTATTTTACCAACCTGTGTAGCGCATTTATTGTTAACCTTTTCGTTAAATTCAATACCTCTTTTAGCATTATTACTAACTCCTGATGGATAATCATTATATGTTTCCAACGTAATATTTTTGCCATTTTTTGTTCTTTTATCTTTTTTAATTAATGCCCTAATGTTGTTTAACATATACTGCGCATCTGATTCTTCAATGGCTTGTAGTTCTGCTTTTAAATTAGGTTTCTTAATCTTTGCCTTATCCGCGAAATATCCCTCAATACTAAAACCTTTTACTTTTCCGCTTTTTACGTAATCGTTCCAAACCTCATCGTTTTCTACTTTCATACTAATCATCCAAGTGCCTTCTGGTACATCTAAACTGTATTTGGCTGTTTTATCCATTTTAGTATCTTCAACAATCCAAGATTCAACAACCGTTAAATCGTTTATGTTCATACTATGTTCAAGTGTTGCATTGTTTTGATTACCGTTCATAAAAAATAACTCGCTTGCTCTACGTACTGTTTCTTTTGAAAAATACACGTAAAACATTTCTTCGCCATTCTTGCGGAAGATTGGTTTGTTAGGTATCAAAGCTGCGCCCATTAAAATCCTTTTTTCTTCATCTATTTGTGCAAGTTTTACTTCTTGCTCTGCTAATGCAATGAAGTCGCTTTCAATTGCAGGTGATTCTACGATGGAAACCGCATCTATGCCTGTAACCTCGTTTTCTTCATCCAATAATAATTCTACTATTTCCATTTTGTTTTATTTTAAAAAGTTGCTGTTTGTATTGTATTGTTTTGTAATTGTTGTGCTGTTGTAACATCTTGCGCAACAACAAATGCCTGTACTGGTGGTTGCTGCCCTATTGCTGATGCTATCTGATTAAATCCGTTTTGCCCTACTACATTAAAAGATGGTGCTTGTGAACCTGCACCAACGCCAGTTCCTATACTTGGAGTTGTTACTGAACCGCCCCCTGTTCCTGTTGGTTGAAACTTTTGTGATGCTATTGCTGCAATCTGAACCGCTCCCGCAACACCCATTGCAACCATATTAGCAACTCTTAATGCCTGCATTGGTGTTGGATCTGTTGTTTCTGCTGCCGTTTTCATTATAGCTTGTGCAGTATTAATACCTGTTTGAGCTATACCTACTGCTTTATTAATATTAAATGCTTTTTTTGCACTTTCTTCATCTTTCTCTGCAAAGATATTAGCCAACTCATTAATTGAATTTAACGCACTTGATGCTATTTCAAATTTCATATCTTGCGTTGCTCGTTCCCTTTGTATTTCAATATCTGCATATTTCTTTTTTACAGCATCTATTTCCGCAGCTTGTGCTTCCTCAATTACTGTAACATCTTCACCATATTTTTTTGCTTCTTCTAATAAAGTAAAATACTTGTCTTGAACCGCATTAATTTCTTGTTGTTCTTTGCTTAATTTACTATCAAAATATAAATTTTCTAATTCTTCCTTTTTAGCTAAAAAATCATTATATTCTTGAAGCTCCCTTTCCCTATCTTTTTGTTCTTCTTCTGCTGCTTTATCTCTGGTAGCTTTTCTGTCTTTTATACCTTGCGCCTCAATGTTATTTAAATCTAATTGCAGACCAGCCAAATCGCTTTTCATTTGTTCCGCTTTTAGTCTTGCCTCGCTTAACGTTTTCTCTCCTTCTTCTTTAGTTGCTTCAGGGTCAAAAACTAAACCAGCTACATATTCAGTAGCATCTCCAATAAAGTCCTCAAGAGCAGTTGACGGTTTTATTTTCAAATCTATTTTTTCATCTCCAAAAATTATTCTCCCCGCTTTCGTGCTTTGAAGTTGTTCAAATAAATAATTTATAAGATTAGAGGCTTCTTCAATTCCTAAAGCTATTAATCTTGGAACACCAGCAACCCAATACAAATAAATCTCAATAACATCTTGCAACGATTCGTTCCAACTTGTTGTGCCTTCTAATTGTGAAGCATTAAGTTCTTCTTGAGCAGTAATTAACGCTATTTGAGCATCTAACTGTTTTTGTAAAGCTTTCATTCTGAACTTCACAATTTCCTCTTCTGTTGCTCCCTGTAGCTTCATATTGTTAATTTGAAGCGCTCCTAATTCAGCTTCTCTTTCTGCTGCGCTCACAAGCTTTTCAGAACTGTCAACTCTATCTCTTTGTGCTTCGCTTATGCCTGTAATTGCAGCTTTTAACTTATCAAAGTTTGCAATTAATAAACCAACTGCTACAACTAATGCACCTATCCCTGTCGCTATCATTGCGCCTCTTAACCCTTTAAATGCTGCTGATGTAGTATTAACTGATCCCGTTAATGTTTTCATTACAGCGGAAGCTATTAAAGTGATTGTATTATTAGCTTTTTGTAATAACGTATTTGTTTTAACAATGTTGTTAAATAATTTCATTCCAGATGAAACCCCTTCAATAGCACCTTTAAATGCCATTGAGATACCAATTGCTTTTTCTATGTTTTCAGCAGTTTCTTCAACAGCTCCACCAGTACCACCAAGCAATACCATTGCGCCAGTCATATCACCAACAGCACCAACAACACTTCCAAATTCACTTGCAACCTGTTCAGAATCTAATGATTCAAGCGATAGCTCTGTGTTTTTAATTTGCTTTTGTGCTTTAATTAATTCATTTGATAATCTTTTAAATTCAGCACTTCCAAAATCTGCGCCTTTTAATTCATTTGATAATTTTTCAATTTCATCTTCAAGATCGCCAATGTTTTTTATTGCCTTTTTAGTACCTACCTCAAGTTCAACTGTAAATGTTTTCATATTCTTTTATCTTATTTTGTGTTTCTCCTTCTTCCCAAGTTTGTACAAATTTATTTTTGCCCAATGCTATGTTTATATGTTTATCATATAATTTATTTTCTTTACAAAATTGTAATGCTTCTAATATTGTTTTCATTATGGTGCTTCGTTTAATAGTTCAAATGATGTTTCACCGCTTTGCAGTTTAATACTCATTTTATTAATTGTATATGTTCTATCGTTAATAATTATTTTATCATCTAATGATAACTTTAATATTATACCAAGTGGTAATATTGCGCTAAAATTATAAATTCTAATCCTTTTATTAAATACCCTTGTAATGTAATTTTCATAATATAATTGGAATAAACTATTATTGTTTCCACCAAAATCTGTTAAATCATAACTGTTGATTTCACTGCCAAAATTTAAATTATATGCAGGCGCTGTTGATGTATTTCCTATTGTTGGTGCATTATGTGGCATCCAATAATCAGATACTGCTGTTTGTGTACCTGCGGCAGGTAATGAATTATCCTCTGGTCTTGTGCTGTCAATAAAATTAATTTGCGCTCCTAAAGTATATTGGTTGTAAACACCATAAAACAATAAAGGATTTCCAACAACAGGCTCAAATTTCTCATCAACGTATGCACCATATTGTATTCTTTTAACGTTTTGTAATCCTGATTGGTTTCTTAACCTTTCATATAACATATGCTCAAATGGTGATTCAACCTTATAATCATCGCCTGTATTTATATTGGATTTATAATTTAGTTCTCCGTATTTTCTGTTGTTTAGGTTTTTAAACTGTGTTGCTAAAAATGTTTTACTATCTACATATTCAAAATCTATTGCTTTAAATGGTATTGAATTAGATACTGTATGTTCATCAGTTTTTATGTATTCTGTAATGTTATGCGTATCACCGCCTGCATAATAATCATCCAATGTTTGTACAACTATTTTACCATCAAAATTAACATAAGCAGTTAAATTAAACATTTTAAATAATCCCTTTAAAAAATCAAGCACTTTCATTTTAGGAATATTTTCTGTAATCTCTAACAAGCCATCCTGCGGTGTTAACGTAGATGAATTACTTGTCATTGTTGCAATAAATGTATTTGTATTTGTTGTTGTTCCGTTAAATATTGTGTTAGTATATGTTAAACTGTATTTAGCTTCAAATTGAAAACTTTCTTCTGTTGTAACTCTGCCAACAAAAAAATTCCTGACCTGTGGTAATGTGTTTATATCAATAGGACCATTTGGACCTATTATCATTGTAATGGATTGTGTACCTGTTTGATTTTGTGATGATACGTATGTTTCCCAATTATTAGATCTAACTATTTCAACATCATACGGTACATTTGTGTAGCCGCCCGCAGGTGTTATTGTTAACTGCATTGTTAATTGTTCAGATATTAAATTAACATTTGTTGTTGGTTGAAAACGCATTACACCATTGCCAGTATTGAAATATGTAGTTGAAGAACTATTTGTAAAATCTGAACAGTTTGAACCTGTACAAGTATATGCATCAGAATTACCCACCCAAGTGCCTGCAAGTGCCATTTTTTTAATATCCCTATGCAACCACATATACAAACTATTCATTGGTGCTGAATCAAAAAACTCACTTGTTTTAAATTCTATCTCATCGTATTGTTCTTCAATTGCTTTTACAATATGTTTTACTAATATTGCTGGTTTTAAATCCTCTGGCAATACTCCGTGCCTGTTGTAATTTAAATTGCCGCCTGATGTACCTCCCCAACTTACATTACCAACATTTGTTCTTGATATTTGATAACTTTCACCGTTTGACATAATATTTGATGATATACTTAAGTGATTATTATCATCTATTGCAGTTACCAATGCGTAAGTTGTATCAGTTATATTTTTTACAATATCATTAACCTGAACAACATTTGTAAAGTTTTCTGATGTATCAACTAATTTACTTGATGCAGATGAGGTTGCAACACCACTAACAATTACATCTGCCAATCCGCTACTATCATAAATATATCTTTGGCTGTGTGTAATTAATGGATATATAATTGCATCCGTATATGAAACACTATCAACTGTAAAATCTAACCCTGCGTTTAAACCTGCTAAAACATTTGCAGATGTATTATTATGATTAAAATTATTTAACCAATCTAAATCGCTTAATTGATCCTCATTAATAATATCTGATATTTTAACAGTATCACCAAAAAAAGTTGCTTTATACATTGATGCCTCACCATTACGAATAACAACTTCTTCAAGTTTTATCTTACCAAACTTAAAATGGAAATGATTCAACTCAATTCTTGCATTAGCCATTATTTGATTATCAAAACCTTCAACATCTGGATTGTACCACCATTTGAATATCTTGTTATTTGTTTTGCTTGCAGGTAAATTAAATGTTTTACTGTAATCCGTAAATACTTTATCTATATCCTTTACATCTTGTATTACCTGTGTAAGTTCAATTAGATCTTCTTCCATTAAATCAACACGAACATAGTCCTGTGCCGTTGTAGTAGTTCTTAATTGTGGCTGTATGTATAATATAACTTTTTGCATTATCTAATGTTGTTTACTAAATCAAATGCTTTTTCAAAATTCATTGTATAATTTATTAGCTTATCGTTTAATCCTGTTTTATAAGCAAATGAAGTATCTTTTACCTTAACTGGAATTACAACATCATCAGGATCAGTAACCCAAACATATTCACTAACCATTAATTCTTCAAATGTTTCATTCATTGAATCAGGAACAAAACCACTATTTAATAGTATTGATTCCCTACCATTTGCATTAAATGATTTATCTGCGTGTCCTGTTGTGCTGTATGAATTATATGTAATTGTAGTTTGGCAATCTTCTTCACGTAACGACTCCGTTACTGTTCTTGCTTTGAATATACTGCGGTTAAAATTCTCTCGCCTTGTATCTAATGATTCAGTTGATTTTTTAAAAAAGAATAAATCCTGCATTGCTCCCCATCTATTTAAAAAGGTAACTCTATTTACTGGATATTTACATTCATCTAATTGTTCAATGGTTATTGTTCTTGTAGATGAGGTATCATAAGTAACAACCGCTTGATCGTATTCTTGTGATATTGTTGACTTACTTATATACTGAATCTTTTGCTCTGAATTACCTGCATCTGTAACGGTTGTTGTTGCTATTGTGCTTCCGTTTAATTTCCAAGCCACACTATTTACACGTTCTGGATTTACTGGTAACACTAAATTAGATCCTTTATTATATTGCATATAGTTCGCAGTAATCATTGCCGTTGGTTCAGTAACATAATTAACACCTTCTTTAAATTTATTAAACCCCTCTTGTATTAAATATTGGTTTGTAACACTTGGAGATATTGCACTACCATTTGTTTCAAAACCTGTTACCGTTACTTGCATCCAAAAAGATTGCGTTGCTGCTGACCCTCCGTGTGTTCCGTTAAAGGTTTGTATTAAATGATCGTTTGCAATTTCACTAATATCAAATGTAACACTTGTTTCACCAGGCAATACTTTTTTCTTTAATGTGTATTGACCATATATTCCACCACAGGTTGGTAATGATCCAGAATTACCCTCATATATTGATATTGATATTTGAAAGTAATCTATGCTATATGTAGGGCTTGCATAATTTGTTGTCCTAATAAAATATGGCGATCTTGTTCTAACTATTGTACTCATATTAATTTATCTTTTATTACTGCTTCCGCAAAATCATCCCCAAAAAGCTCTTGCCCTTTTTCAAATGGTTTTGTAAAAAACAATGTTGCTCTAATTCCTTTTTTGTAAATGCTTCTTGCTATTAAAAAATTTAATGATTGCCTTTTTAAAAATTTGCCTTCCTTATCTCTTGGTGCTATGCCTTTTCTAACAGTCCACTTATCAAACGCTTTTGATGGTGGCATTTTGTTAGTGTATTTAAATGGAGAACTTCCGCTTTCTGGATATGTTGATTCCGCACCCTTAACACCTTGATCTACAAACTGCCCATAATACTCGCCTTCAAACTTAACGCTTGTATCTTTAATGCTGTAACTTAATGAATCAGATAATCGTTGTGAAGCATTGTTTTTACCCCTAACTAAATTATTCCTTGATTCACGTATTACGTAATCAGCATACTTTTTTAATATCTTATCAAATTCTTTCATTAACAATGTGTCATTTCATCTTTTGCGCCAATATCAAACGTTACTGCCCATCCTGCGAGCATATTATCAAAACGTTCTGTAAATGGTTCACAGCTTGCATCTGTTAATAATTCAAACTCATCTCTGTATGGCTCTGCTTTTTGCAATACTCTTATTACCCTTGTAGCTAATGCCAGTTGTGTGTTTAGTATATCCTGCCTGTTATCATTGCCCCTGTATAAATCTGTTGTTTGCTCATTACTAATATCTACTAAATCCATAAAGAATATTGTAATGTTCATTGTTACATACTGGTTGTTTATTGTGGCATTGTTTATCATTACGTGTGCCAATGGAAATAAACTCTGCTTCTTTAAATCAATATCAGCAATATCACCAAATGTTATTTCGTTGTTAAACGGCTCTGATGTAACTACCGTTTTAATTTTATCTATTACGTTGTAAAAACTTTTCATAATAATTTTATATATAATGGAGCGTGTTCTCCTAATTCTTCATCTATAAATTCATTCAGCCAATCAAGTGCTTCATCAAAATCGCTATCATCTTGTTTCATAATAATATCTAAACACTTCCAATAACTATATACTGCACGTGCAGGTTTAACTGCTGTAACACCTAAAAACGCATCTTCAAAACCATCAGCAAGTATTACATATTCATCCTTGCCAAACATTTCACGATCCATTATTTCTTTTAAAATATCATCTCTTTGCATTGCTTTTTATTATGTGTTGTTCTAATTCTGCTTTATCTTTTTCAAATGATAAGTGCATCAAACAAGTATGCAGTTTCATATTTGTAATTTGATCTATCATCATAATATCCCCCTTGCATAATCCATAGATGGATTGATACCAACCCCATTTAGCACTGAAGCTCTCAAATCTTGAGGCAGGTCCACTTCCTCCTGTGTCGCTAAATAATTCAGGATACGAAGTTGTAATTCGTTGCTTAAATTGTAAAAAAAAACAAGCGCCCCAAATACAATATCTAAAGTTATGTTTTGCAAATCGTATGCTTCTGCACTTTCGTAAGGATCAATAATGTATTCTTTATCCTTTTCAAAATTAATAGGCCTGTATAATACGCTCATTGCTTTGTGCATTAAATTCCAATCAGCAAGGTAAGTATCCAAATCAACATATTCTCCAAATGTAATATCATCCAGTTTAGGTATAAAGCCATATTGTACACCTTTGTATTTAAACCTATCAATAAACATAGGTTGCTTTTTAAACAATTCATCTATAGCTGTACATATTTTATTAACGTAATTCATCTTAATAGTTAACACCTGTTTAAGCGGTACATTGCAAAATATCTCTATCATCTTTTGTTGTAAAAATGAATCAAGTTCTTTACCTTCTGAAATCTTTAACCACTTCTGGTATTGCTTAAGTGTAATTTCTTCAAGTGATTCTGGTACTTTGATTTGTGCTTTCATAGTTATATATAATGTAAAAAAAAGTGCTTAGTGTTATGCACGTTCTTTATCTTTTTTTATTTTATCTTTTCTTATCTTAATGCTTAAGGGGTGCTTAAGCCACGCTACAATTAAAACATTGCTCTACCTGCTTTAATCATATACTCCATTTTCTTTTTATCAATGAACTTAAGATACTTAATTAATTGTTTTATTTTAATATAAATGATACTCACCTAAATGTGGATTCTGTAATTGATAGCTTACTGCATAACGTAATGCATCAATAGCGTGATTAAAATTATCTACTGGTGTTTGGCTTTTCTTTTCTAACCAACAATAGTTGTTAAGCTCTTTTATTATA